TCGCCAAAAGTGGCGGGGATGCGGCGGCCATTCAGGCGGCGACGCCGGTGACGCTGAATATGGCGCTGTCCAACAAGCGCACGATGGAAGAGAACGCCGCGCTGCTGACCGGGATGAAATCAGCGTTTCAGCTTTCAAACGACAAGGTCGCGCATATTGGTGATGTTCTCTCGATGACGATGAACAAAACCGCCGCCGACTTTGACGGGATGAGCGATGCGCTGACCTATGCCGCGCCGGTGGCGAAAAATGCCGGGGTAAGTATCGAGGAAACCGCCGCGATGGTGGGGGCACTGCACGACTCCAAAATCACCGGCTCGATGGCGGGGACGGGAAGCCGTGCTGTTATGAGTCGCCTGCAGGCACCGACCGGCAAAGCCTACGACGCCATCAAAGAGCTCGGGGTGAAAACCTCCGACAGCAAGGGCAACACGCGCCCGATATTTTCCATCCTGAAAGAAATGCAGCGCAGTTTTGAGAAAAATAATCTCGGGACGGGTCAGCGCGCGGAATACATGAAAACCATTTTCGGGGAGGAAGCCAGCTCGGCGGCCGCCGTGCTGATGACGGCGGCCTCAACCGGCAAGCTCGATAAGCTCACCGCCGCGTTTAAAGCCTCGGACGGTAAAACCGAGGAACTGGTTAAGGTTATGCAGGATAACCTCGGCGGTGACTTCAAAGAATTTCAGTCAGCCTATGAGGCGGTCGGGACTGACCTGTTTGACCAGCAGGAGGGCTCACTGCGTAAGCTGACGCAGACGGCCACGCAGTATGTGCTCAGACTCGACGGCTGGATCCAGAAAAATAAGGGGCTGGCGTGGTGGTCGGGGGTGCGCTGGCGCTGACTGGTGTGATGGGCGGGATTGGCCTTATCGCATGGCCGGTGGTGATGGGGATTAATGCCATCATTGCGGCGGCTGGCGTGCTCGGTGTGGTTTTCAGTACGGTCGGCGGCGCGATTGTCACGGCCATTGGCGCAATAAGTCTGCCGGTGCTGGCGGTTGCCGGGGCGGTGGTGGCCGGGGCGCTGCTTATCCGTAAATACTGGGAGCCGATTGGCGCATTTTTCTCGGGGGTGGTGGAGGGGCTGAAAGCAGCCTTTGCCCCGGTGGGGGCGATATTTTCCCCGCTCGCGCCGGTGTTTGATGCCATTGCGGAAAAGCTGGGCGTTGTCTGCCAGTGGTTTAAAGACCTGCTTGCACCGGTGAAAGCCACGCAGGACACGCTCGACAGTTGCAAAAATGTCGGCGTGGCGTTTGGTCAGGCGCTGGCTGATGCGCTGATGACGCCGCTCAACCTGTTTAACAGCCTGAGCGGCAAGGTTGACTGGCTGCTGGAGAAACTCGGCGTTATCAAAAAAGAATCGACCGACCTCGACCAGACTGCAGCCAACGCGGATAAGGCTTCACCGGGTGGTGGGTATATCCCTGCGACAGCGAGTTATGGCGGGTATCAGGCGTATCAGCCGGTCACTGCGCCTGCAGGTCGCTCTTATATCGACCAGAGCAAAAGCGAATACAACATCACCCTGCAGGGCGGCGTTGCGCCGGGTGGAGACCTTGACCGCCAGCTCCGCGACGCCGTCGATAAACTTGACCGTGAAAAACGCGCGCGTCAGCGATCCAACATGAGACTCGACTGAGAGAGGGGGCAAAATGTTAATGGTGCTGGGCTTTTTTGTGTTTGAACGGCGCACCCTGCCGCATCAGTCGATGCAGTATTCGAAGGACTACCGGTGGGTGTCCAATGACCGTATC